GATGTGATAAGTCTTGCACCTTTTGGTCTGATGTCACTGAAGTCGAATTCAATTTTTGAACCACCGAAGAAATATGATTTAACTAATACTTTAACAGCATCAGCCCATCCTTCTATTGAGTCGGCAACTAACCATCTTCTACCTCTTTCTTTATTTGGTTTTCTGATTTCAGGTAAAGCATCAACGTGATGTTTTTGTACTGAGTAACCAACACCTGTTCCACCTAAAAGTAAGAACATTATTTCAGAGAACACTCTCCAATCATCAATCGGTGCGAAGGCACAGTTGTAAATTCTGTTAGGTGAGATTTCAATTGGTTTTCCTGCGAACTGCATTGACCTCATTGAGGGTAATACTTGTTTTTTGAAAACGTACATGTAATTTTCACGAATTTCTTTTTCTAATTTAGGATATTGCTTAATATGCATCTCCATGTTTCTTGAAACTAATTCTTGCCAAGTTTCTCTTCTTTTTAGTTCAGGGATATACTTTGCGTATTTCATATACACAGTTATATCCGATAAAATTCTGTTTGAAATGTCCATTTTTGTAAATTTTAAGGTGTAGTTATTTTATTAAAAAATCAACGATTTTTATGATAAATATGTGGTCGAACACCAAGCGACCAACAATTTAGATTAAAAAAATAAGTTTTTTTTTAAAAAAGTAGATATTTAATTAAATTGATTTTTGTTGCGCTTCTCTTTCTTTTCTTTTTTCTAAGAGCTCTTTAACTCTATCTCTTTTTTTCTCTTCTTGTTGTCCTTCAAAACCTAAGAATGTTACTGAAGATTCGGTGTCTATTTCAAGAAGTTCGTTATTAAATTTGCAGTTTTCAAATACAACTCCGTCTTTACCAAGACGTGACTTTGTGATGGCAATCGTTGCTAAGTTCATCTCTTTTTGTACAAGAGTCTTAGCTACTGTTATGATTACGTGTCCCACTTGAGCCTTCTTAATTGAACCTCCCATTTGGTCAGTAGTTACAACTTCAGATGAAATTGAACTTCTGTTACCTTGTGTTGCTGTCCAACCAACAAGATTCAATTCGTGACACATCGCTTCAAATCCCCTCATTACAGAACCCTCAGCTTTCCATTCATCCTTAGCACTTGATTCAGGTAATACTCAATCAATATAGTCTAACAAGACTAAGTCAATCTTATTTCCATCGGCAATCATTTTTCTAACCTGATTTTTAATTTGACCCATAGTAGTTGTATCAGATGCAAGTTTTTTAAGAATCAATTTGTTTTTCATTGTATCTTGAATCTCACCAATCTTTTTTAATACCTCATCTTTGTGATTTGCCAAATTATCAGGTTCAATACCTGTCCATATTGTGAAGTGCTTTCTTTGAACAATTTTAGGATTGTCCTCAAAAAATATTTGAAGAACATTATACCCCAAGTTAAAGGCAGTATTTGCAATCTTGGTCAGGATTGTGGTTTTACCAACCCCCGTAGGAGCTAATATAACTCCAATCTCACCTTTGGCTAATCCACCCTTAAGAAGATTATCAAGACCTGCAATACCCATCGGAATTGGATGTCTATAGTCCTCATCCAATACTGTATCAAGTCCCATGAAGATATCAGTAACATCTTTTTCAATTTCACCCACCTGAAGTGCTTCTCTAATCAAACCTTCAACTTTGTCGTAAGACTCAAAATCACCCTCAGTAATAATCTTCTGAGACTTATCCATTGCCTTTTGTAACTCTTGTTGTTTACAGAATTTCAATGCTTTTTCTTGTACAAAATGTGTACCCTCAAATGGTGCATCTTTGACTTGTTTTAGAGTATCCAAAACAATCTTTGCAACCAATTCCTGTGAAATTTCTGATTTAACAATCTGTTCCAACGTATCAAAGTTTGGACAAGATTCGTACTTCACATAATACTCTTTTATCATTTGTAAAATGATTTTAAAGTATTTGTTATCGAAGTATGAACTCTCAATTACATCAATAATAGATGATGCAAAATCTTTATCTTCGATAATTTGGTTCAATAATTGTATCTGAAAAGTGTTCCCTAAGTAGTCAAAATTTTTATTCATGTTTGTGTTTCGTTCTCCCCTTATTATTAAATACTTACTTGCTCAAGTCAAAATCCAAATATTCGTAAGTTAATCTGTTGTTTGAAAAAATGTCAGTCAACTCTCTTAAGACATCTCTCAAAAATGGTCGTACATCAACCGTATAACGAACTTTTGGTGGAAATAATTTTCCGTCAAAAATTCTATGACAAATTGTCTGCTCTCCAACCTTAACAAAAAGGTTAAAAACTTCAGGCCCATCAGTGAATGATGTATTCATGATACTTGCGTCGCTTTCAATAGCGTTTCTATTATCCATCATGTAGATAACTGTTTTCATCTTTAGGTAATACTGAAGCTCTTCTTTTAGAGACTTCATGAACTCATACAACTCTAAAGAGTTTTTTGCCTTTGGGTTAAACCCTCTGACGTTGAAGAATCTTTGAACAACGATGTTATCGTTAAGTGTCAAGAGAAACTCCATTTTGGTGCTGTCCATTTCTTTCATAGCGTTTAATTTTTGTTTGTGTTTCGTTTTTCTTTTCTTGTTAATTTCATAAAAGGGGTGAGGAAGTTTACCCAAGCATTATCATCCTTAGGTAGATACTTAAAGAGACCATCTTCCATCATCATTCTCATTAAGTTTTTATAACCTCTATCGGTGGGGTCAATTATGTCTGTGATTATTTGTTCAACTAATGTCTTTCCATCATCTGTAATCAATGGGTTCGTGAGGTCAACAATTTTTTTGTTTGTGATATAAAACTCTTCTCCAAGTATAGTTGATTTTGTTTTACCATTCAAAAGATTTGATAAAGTTTTAATAGGTTTCTTTTGCGGGATATTTCGTGCAATATCGAGTAATTCTTCCACAGTGCAGGGTTTTTCCTGCACTTGAGGGAAATACTTTATTAAAGTTTTTTCTCCGAGACCTTCGATACCATCTATGTTATCTGATTTGTCTCCTGTGAATATTTTACAAAGTAAAACATTATAATGTGGAATGTGAACCTTATTAATGACGATATTATCCCCGTTACCGAAGTATTGCTTTGAGATGGGAGAATACACGCTGATATTCTCGTTAATCAACTGGGTAAGGTCCTTATCAGCTGAGAAGATGATTATCTGCTCATCGGTAGCAATCTTACAATAATAGGCGATAAGGTCATCTGCCTCATTATCAATCATTTCAACTTGTCTTACAAAAATTTCTTCGAGGTATTGTTTAACCCTTGATTGTTGATTAAGATACGACTCGTACTTGTACTCATTCATATCTTGGCGTCTGTTCGCCTTATATTGTGGGTAAATTGATTTACGGATGGAGGAATTGGAATCCCAAAATACAACCACCTTATCGTGGTCATGTTCTTCTAAGAATTTTCTAAGGATGTTTATAAAGTGATAGATTCCACCTAAATGGTCTCCATCACTGTATAAATCTCTTACTCCGTGAAATCCTATTTTGAATAAATTGTTTCCGTCTACTAAAAGTGTTTTAGTCACTTTGTTAAATTAGAGGTGATAAAAATTGTTTCTTACTCGCTGATATCATCAGTTGTTTCTTCTAAGGTTAACTCACCAGTTCCTGATAAGATACCGTTCCAATATTGGGAATACTCTTTCTTATAAGATTCCAAAGCTTCTTTAGTATCTTCAATATATCCTTGTGGTACTGCAATTAACTTTCCATCATTATACCCCAAACCATTTACGTGGTTCTTCAATATTGAAATTTTAGTTCTGATAGCATATCTCACAGTTCTTCCTCCTTTGGTTGCCGTGATATGGTTGATACCCGCACTTGCTTGATTACCAAATAAGAATACTAATGAAGATGCTAACCATAACGCCTCTCCACCTTTTGCTTTGATTGTAGGTTGTCCAAACGGATTGTCGGGAAGAGCAACCCAAGGTTGATTAACAACAACTAAAGTATTGTAATATGCATAATCTTCTTTCTTTGATTTAGAAATTCTTGAATGAACTCCCATACCAATTTTGTCAGCAAGTGTTGCAGCGTTATGTTGCTTACCACCCTTACCATCGAAGGTCATCTTACAAGGGATTGAACCTACAGAATCCCAAAGGAATAAAATAGATTGTTGTATTTCACCTTTCTCTTGAGCATCTAACACTTCATTAATGAAATCTGTTACTTGTTCAATATAGTCAAAACTGTCGTTGAAGATGAAATCACCATCCCACTCACCGTCAGAATTCTTTTTAGCACCCAAACCTAACTCAACAGCATGTTCCCAACTCCACTTCTTTTCGGTAATGATAAAGACAGGTAAATGACCTTTCTTTTGTGCATCAGCAGCTGCTAAAATCATAGCAGTTGTTTTTGAACTATTACTATGTCCCAAGAACATATTGATGCCACCCATAACAGGACCTGGTAATCCACTGGCACTTAAGAACGCTTCACCACAAAAATAGTAGTTAGTTTCTTTATATTTTGTTTTGGTTGAGAACTTATCTTTGAATCCTCCAACCTCTTTTTTCTTAATTCCCGCCATCTTCTATTCTTTTAATGCTTGGTAATTTATTTGTTTTGTTTCGGTTGTAGAATATTTTATCCTCTTCATAAAGTTCACCTATTTCATCTTCATGGAATGTTATTAGTTTAATAGTTGACTCACCTTCATCACCTTCTTCTTCTCTTAACATACCGAACAAAACGGTATCACCAATTTGTTTAGGTCTACCTGAAAAGTATCCTTTATCTTTTAATTGACTTAATAACTCATAAGATATCGTCTTGTTATCTCTTAACTGTAAGTCAACTTCTTCTTTGAATGTCATATTATAGATTAAAAAGGGTGGAATATTATCTCCACCCGTATAATTTAGAATGGCAAATCTGAATCCACATCAGCATCTGCTTGTGGGTCAACCACTTTAGATGGTGTTGATTTTTTAGTTCCACCAAAACTTTCTTCAGATACAGTTGCATCTCCGTAAACATACCCACCTTTATCGTTATCCCATTTTGGAGTTTCTCCTCTTGCGATAGCTTCAAGATATTCTACAGGTTTTTTACTATATACATCATTCCATGTTAACTCGTCATTAATCCAAGCATTTGCTTGTTCTTTTTCTTCGTGAACAGGACCTTGGTCTTCATACATAATTGTTGATACACTTGTATACTCTTTACCAGCAGGTGTTTTAGATTTTGTTAACTCGATGATTAAGTCACGTCCTTTTTCAGGGTCAGTGATGTCGCCTTTGTTTCTCCAAATAGGAATGATTTTATCCAAGATACCATCATTCTTGTAGTTGTGTTTGAATCTCCAAAACTTTGGACCATCTTCTTCGTGGTCTCTGTCGATTACTTTTACAATATAGAACTTACGAGACTTATATTGTTTCGCCAATTCTTTGTCTGATTCTTTGCCAGTTGACATCAACTCCTCATAAACCTCATTCAAAGGTGAACGTTCGTTGTTATTCTTAGCTGGGTCATAGAACTTTTGCCATTGTCCACCTACTTGAATTTCATGATACCAAGCCTCTTTGAAAGGTGATGAACCATCTGTTGTTGGTAGGATTCTAATTTTTCTTTGACCTGATTTCTCTTTATCACCAAGGATTAAAGCGAAATACTTTTTCATTCTTTCGTCTTGCGACATTTTACTTTGGGCCCCGCCCGATGCGTTTTGTGATTTCTCATACTGTGCCAATACGGCGTCTAATACATTACTCATTTTTTTTAAATTAAATTATTAAATTGTTTATAAAATATAATAATAAATAAGGCGGATGTCAAATAAAAAAGGTCATCTTTCGATGACCTTTTAATTTATTTTTAACGTTTGAATTCGTCGTTGTACTTGTCTCCTCCCCCTGGTTGGAATGAATTTTTAATATCATTTACATTAATATCTTTCACATCATCTGTGGTTAAAATATAATCATGTTTTCCAGTTTTTTCCATATCTTCTTGTTTATCATCGAAGAATTGTGATAACTTTTGGTTGAATGGATATGA